TAAGGCATCCGCTATCTCAGCCTGTGTGTAACCACTATTAGCCATGGATTTGATTCTAGCTAACTTGGATAATGACACACCCTGCTTGGTACGTGGGGTAGCATAGGCCTTTACTAAATCGAGGTCCGTATTGTTAAGGATTTGTACTAGCTTATTATCGGAGATGGCACCGGACTGTATGGCCTCCCATTCCTTCTCCGTAATGTTTATTTGTGACTTACTAGCACCGACTCTAGCACGAGCCTTAGCCAATGCCTGATTCTTAATCTTCTTCTTATCATCATTACTCAAATCAGGATTAGCCTTGAATTTAGCTTTGACTTCAGCGTTAGCAATTACCTGAGCTTGACGCTCTCTAGGCTTATTTGCTAAGGCTACTTGAAGCTTACTATTCAACGATTCCACTTCTTTAGCGTATGTGCTCTTTGCCTGTGGAGAGTATTTTAATCGTTCGGTGTTAAGCATGTCTTTTCTGGATTGATTAGCCAAAGCCTTCATGCTGTTCGCATAAGTAGCATAATGCGTCTCCATGACACTACCGGAAGATAAAGTAAAAGCGTCTTTGGTTTCAGCCATTGGCGTTGATTTAGTAGTTCTAAGTTGCGTCTTACCCTTTTTATCGACGTAAGTCTCATTTTTAGGCGTGTATACTATCTCACCGCTATTTTGATCGATGCTCTCTTTTCGGGTTCCGACTCGTATTGGACTCCCAGCTTTAGAGATTAAGGTAGCAGCGCCCTTTCCATTTTGATACTTGTCCATAAGCTGCGATATTTGATTGTCTTTATACGACTGCTTATAATTCAAATTGTGCTTTTCAGAGTCAATGACAACCATAGAATGCTTTACAGCTCTAGCAAGCTCGTCTGGAGTAGCGCCTTGAATGGTCATATCAGTAATAAGATTTGAAATCTTACCCATTTCAGTCTGTTTTGTCTTGGACTTGATTTTCGGCATTCCTTCATAAGCTGGATAAGCTTCTTTGGGGTCAAAATTTTCAAGAGCTTTAAGCGCTTTAGACGTTTTGATCGCTCCATTGTTATTTGGAATCACCAAAACCGTATCGCCATCGAAATCTGCTCCAGAAAGTCTAGCTGCGACCTTAGAATTGATACCGATGGCATCAGAACTATTTCCGATAACGCTCTTTCCTTGCTTGGATGAATTATTCACGGTTAATTCTGGAATCTCAAACGTTCCGCCATGAGGATATCGAATGAGAACTACTGTTTCGCCGTTACGATAATTTGGAGCATATACTTCTGTATCTTTCAAATCCGTGACCGGTAAGATAACATGTGACTTCTGTCTAGGAAGCGCTGCCGCTTGAAGGTCAACAGCCGCCGAATCACATTTCTTAGCAAATGCGTCTAACAGAACGCGCTTAACTGTAGGATTAGTGAGCGCTGAGATATCGTCATATTCAGACTTTTTAAGAGCATAGTCTAAATCAAGTTGCTTTTTAGCAAGAGTTGGTGACTGCTTAGATAGCATTTGAGATGATAATGCTTTACGCCATGTGTTCCAGTCACCTTGCTCCGTAACAATGTTAATAGCTGATTGCTGTTTCTTTCCATTTTGATCAGTGTAGTAACGCTGAGTCATATGGAGCGATTCTTCGCCTTTAATTGTCGCACCGAATGGATTGTCTGGATCCGACTTCATCTCTTTCATCGTGTCCATCTTTGGCGTTCCAGTTTTCTTGTTTGTATTAAAGATAACGTCAACACCATCTGGCATATTGTCGCTATAAACAGCCATGCCTTTCAAATAATGCGTATCATCTACGGCGATTCGAACCTGAGCATAGCGAGCATTCCCAAGTGAAATATCGTCAACTCCACGACGAAGCTCAATCACGCCGTCCTTATCAGCGCCACCTTCATCTCCATACCGAACCATGATTCGGTCAGATGATATTGACTTTGGATTTGCCGCGGTAGAGAACGTCTTTCCATTGTCATCAGAACGCATATTGATCACACCGCTAATGTCGGCTTGATTCTTCATGACTTCGGCATAGGTCGTTCCAGGAGCAGCAAGTACTTTGATGGTGGTCTTCTTATTACTGTCACCACCAACTTGGTCTACGTACACGTCATAAGTAACATAGCCTTGTTCTTTCAACATTTCCACAGCATTCTTAAGACGCGTTCTAGACACACCAAGGTATGATTCGGCGCCAAGACCAATGTCGATGTATTTATTTTGATCAACGCTCTTAGCTAAAGCATCGGCTGTGTTCTTGTTCTTCAATGCACGCTCATTAAGCGCTGGGTCAAGAAGGGAACGAACAGATGATTCGTTAATTCCCATTTGCTTACCAATAGCAACGTTTGACATTCCAGAGTCTTTTAGACGTAAAGCCTCCGCAGCATCAGCGGCACGCTTCTCGGCACGAGCATTTGACATACTTGCTCGAAACTCGGACGTTGTCATATCTAAGCCTTTAGCAATCTCTGTGTCGCTTAAGCCCTCTTTTCTAAGATTGCTTACATAAGCCAAGAAATTTGCATTGTGCTGATAAGGATTTTCACCCGAGCCCCAAGGATAACGGCCCGAATGTCTAGGAGTTCCGTAGTGGATAAGAAAGTCTTCGAATACCATTCTTCTATTCTCCTGCAAGTTGGTCGATTAACTTATCGAACTCAACGATCTTGGTCATGATGTCTAAAATTCCATCAGGATCAGGCTCGTGAATTAATACTTCATCTGTCTGATAGATTCGGAGTTCCATTTTGATCTTGTATGGGTCTTCGTCATACTCAAGACAGAACAGAGCGGCGTAGATTTCTGGCTGCTCCATATGAGCTGGAGTCACTCCAGTTTTAAGGTCATGAATTCGTAGTATACCATCTCTGAATGATATAGCGTCAGCTGTTCCAAAGCAATTGTCTGAGTAATACAAGATTTGCTCAGGTGTCATTCGGAAGCCTATGGCGTCATTGACATACAGATTAAGTGTCTTCTTAGACCGAGGAAGTTTCTGTCCCAAAGATATGCATTCTGCTGCAAACGCATGAAGTCGAGTTCCAAGTTTTTTATTTTGATCATTTCGATAGGAGTCTATTAAACGATCTTCATCGTAGTGAATCCAGTGGTATTTACTTGCACCTAGGAACGCATGGCGCCCCTCAAGATTCCAATGCGGATTGAAGTTCATCTAACACCTCCTTTTTATTCTCCGGATAAATGAAACTTGCATACGACATGTTGTTCATCTTGTTTACATAGTAATCTTGGTTCGGTCGTTTAGAAGCATTTTGATCACGCTTACCTTCGAGCGCAGCCCAACGATCGTTGTGCAAAATTAAAAGGTCTGGAATCCCTTGATACTCATCTGGGTCTAGATGTAATACTAGACAACCGGGAAACAGACCTTTTAATTCTTTGATCA